GTCAGATGTTGCCCGTGCCGAAAAAACCGTAAAAGGGATGTCAGCGTGGAGAATAGAGGGTACTCTGCGAGAGTTTCCGACATTTGATGCACTTAATCTTTGGTTTGATTATCCGATACACAAATCAGATACAACAGGTGTGTTGAAAGACTGTAATTTTGAGGGCGATTTTAACCCGCCTTACAAGAAGAATTTCGGTAAGAAAAAGAGTGAATCGGAACGCAAAAAAGAACGCTCAGAATCTATTATGACAGCGTTTACTGCAGAAGAAAATAACGGTCAGGCAGATATAAATGACATTGCTACATATCTTGGAGTTACCGAAAAAACAGTCCGAAATCGATTAAAAGAGCACGGCGGATTTTGGGTTGACGGCGGTAAAACAGGATTAAAGGAAAAGGAAAAAGTCGAATAAATTTTCCCTTTCCGTCAAATTTGGAAGGAAAATTTTATCGAGAATTTCCCTTTCCGTGAAGGAAAATAAGGAAAATTTCCCGAGATTTTCCTTTTCTAAAAATGACGGAAAATGACTTTTTTCTCGAGATTTTCCGAGGGAAAGAAAAAGTATATATACTACCGTATATATAAACGATGTCCGTTCCCTAAGGTCACAGGGGTGAAGTAGTTGTGCGAAGCTTACGCACAACAACTCCTTCCCCTGACCTGTGACTAAAAGCAAAATTTTAAAGTTAAGAAAGGAATGGTAAAAAATGGCAAAATGCAAATCGACTTCAAAAGATAAAAGATTAAAAGTCGCTAAAAGAATGCCTCCACTAAAACGAAGAAAAGATGGAGAGAATTATTGTTATATCAACGACGAAGTAATGAAGTGGATTTCCAAAAATTCTGCGTTGATAAGTTATGTATTGGATAAGGTAGCCGCTAATGGATACATAGTTTACGACCCAAAATTAAAAGTATGGCACGGAGCTGATTATTATGAAATCGAATGCAACGAAGACTGAATTTTTTATGGCGATGATACCGCCGACCGTAACGGCACAGGAACATAAAGTTATGGTAAAAAACGGCAAACCTGTTTTTTACAATCCGCTCGAGGTGAAACAGGCAAGAGAAAAGCTCATGTCACATTTAGCAAAGTTTAAACCGTCAGACCCGTACAAGTCGGGTGTCAGGTTAATAACAAAGTGGTGCTTCCCTCGTGGTAAACATCAGGACGGCGAATATCGTATAACAAAGCCCGATACAGACAATCTGCAAAAAATGCTAAAAGACTGTATGACCGCTATCGGCTTTTGGTCTGATGACGCACTTGTTGCAAGTGAGATATGTGAAAAGTTTTGGGCAGAGGTTTCGGGTATTTACATCAAGGTGGAAGAACTGTGAATATCTCGGAAGTTAAACGCAACCTTGAAAGAACCGTGCTGTACAATGGAGCAGAATACATTCTGAAAGGCTGTATCATCAGACGGAATACAACGGGTCGGTTTTACTATCAGGCAGAGCTTATGGACACCAAAGCCAAAAGCTCGTTGATTGTAACTGCACTTGATAAGATTGACGAAAGGAGAGCAAACGATGAAAGCGAGAATACCACCTAAGATTCCGAAACAGCTTAAACAGGAAGCTGAACGGATTGCAAAAAGCGCATATGAACAGATCCGAGAAAAAGAAAACAAAGACATCACGCGCAGAGTATTTAAAACAATGCTGTATGCCTTGCATAAAGATTTCGGCTTTGGCCGTGACAGATGTGCAAAGGCACTAAAGTCTATGACCGAAATAATTGAACACTCCGACACTGATGAAGTGTTTTGGGAGCATATTGACAGGGTTGTCATCGACAAGCTGAAACTTGAATTTGACAAACGAGATTACACCGACAACGGAAAAGTTGTTAATTTTGAAGGAGATGAAGAAAATGACAAACTTTGAAAAAATCAAACAGATGTCAATTGATGAAATGGCTCGGAGTTGTATGAATTTTTTCGACTGCCCGTATGGAACTTCGTATGTCGGCTGTCCTATGGAAAAGCGATTCAATAACAGCTGTATTGACTGTACAAAACATTGGCTTGAAAGTGAGGTAGATACGGATTGACGGTTAAAGATTATTTATATTCGGTCAGGGTTTCGGATAAGCTGATCAGAACGAAAGAACACGAGCTGTCAAAACTTAGGCTGAATATTGCACAGGTATCGGTTAGGCAGAACGAGCCTGTTAAGACATCGGGAGTGAATGACCCTATGCGGATTGTTGACAGGATTGCAGACCTTCAGGCTGAAATCAATCGGGAAATTGACAATCTTGTGCGGTTGAAAACTGAAATCCGCAGTAAAATCAACGCACTTGACGATTACCGTTACATTGCAATTTTGACCGAGTATTACATAAATTGTCAGAGGTGGGAGGATATTGCCGAGAGTATGGAAATGAGCGTAAGGCATACCCTGAGATTGCACGGCGAAGCGTTACAGGCGTTCCGAAAAAAGTTCAATTTCTCGTAAAATTATTTTGAAATGTCATTGAATGTCACCCTTACCCTGCGTATAATGGTATTATGAAAGTTTGACAAACAGGACATATGTAAAACTCTCCTAAGATAAAAATCGCACAGACCGCTCTCGTTTGAGGGCGGTTTTGTGTTGTGAGGTGAAATTGATGTATAAAGACAAATGCGGTACAGGTTACGAAAATAGCACAAGAGCGATTTTTCAGGGTGCAGGAGAATATGACATCCCGATTATTGAGCCTACAAAAATTACAGAAAACAACTTTATCGGATTTAATGAAGTTTTGAGCAGTAAGCAGAACAACTGCGGTGTGCATTTCTTTTTGGACGATTACCAGTTCCAAAGATTATGGAATACACCCGACAGGTATATTGAGAGTCTACAAAAATTCAGTTGTGTATTATCGCCTGATTTCAGTCTTTACACTGATTATCCGACAGCGTTGCAGATTTATAACCACTATCGCAAGCATTGGATAGGTGCATATTTACAACTCTACGGCATTGAGGTAATACCTACAATTTGTTGGAGCGACGAAAAAAGTTTTGAATGGTGTTTTGACGGCGAGCCTTTGGGTGGTACGGTTGCCGTATCAAGTGTTGGAACGCAGAACCGTACGGAATCAAAAGAACTGTTTTTGAAAGGCTACAAAGAAATGATTGAACGCTTACAGCCTGAAACAATTATCTTCTACGGCAGAGTCCCCGAAGAATGCGAGGAGAACATTATCAACATCAAATCATTTCAGGAAAAATTCAGGAGGTCAGAATAATGGGCGGAAGAGGCTCTTCAAGCGGTATAAGTGATAAGGGAAAGAAGTACGGTACAGAATATCACACAGTTGCTCAATTTGGTGAAATAAAAGTAATTCATATGAATGGTAATACTTCGATAAAAGCTCCTATGGAAACTATGACAAAAAATAGAGTGTATGCTACTCTTGACAAACAGAGCAACATCAAAAGTGTTACTTTTTATGACAACTACGGCGAAAGAATAAAACAAATTGACGTTAAAGGTAGACCTCATAATGGAATGATGCCACATACCCATTTGGGTTATGAACATAATGAAATTGGAGATCGTCAATTGACTGATAAAGAACAGAAATATGTAAGTGCATTATTGAATAAATGGGAAAGAAAAAGAAAACACTTGAATATTTAGAAATTTATTGATATAATATTATAAACGCAGGGGATAGTTTAAATAGGAAAACAGTTTTTACAGATTCCGGTGCAACTCCGGAAACCTGTGTTTAAAGACAGTACAGAAATGTGCTGTCTTTTCTTTTGCTTATTTTTAGAAAGGGCGGTGATACCGTGAAAGACAAATTAAATGCAAGACAGAGAAAGTTTGCGGAATATTATGCGCAGAGCGGTAACACCGTTCAGAGTGCGATACAGGCAGGATATTCAGAAAATTACGCAAACGCAAGAGCATATGAATTGTTGGAGAATGTTGGAGTTTCAAAATACATCAAGGAGCTTTCCGATAAGCTCAAAGATGAGCGCATTATGAGTGCAAAGGACAGACAGGTTGCTTTGTCCGACATTGCAAGGAATGACGGGCAGGACACCTCCGACAGAATCAGGGCGATTGACACGCTCAACAAGATGACGGGTGAATACACCGTTAAGGTTGACGCAAAGGTTGAGCAGTCCGAAAAGCTATCCGATGTGTTCAGACAGTTGGGTGGTGAGGGATTGAGTGAGTAACAAATTCCCGTTGTCACAAAAGTATATCGACTTTATCAACACAACAAATGTGTCGGCTGAATTTCTTGAAGGAACTACAGCGTCCGGCAAAACTACCGTCGGAGCAGGCGTTAAGTTTATGCGAATGGTGTCGCAGTCGCCGAAGAAGCTTCACGCAATTGCCGCCAAAACTACGGGCAAGGCTGAGGAAACTATAATTCAACAGGACAACGGTATTCTCGACTTGCACCGCAACGCTGTCTATTGTGGTAACGGCGACAAGGATTACAAGCTGCCACATATCAAGTTTGAGGACAAAATTATCTATATTCTCGGTTACAGCAGTCGGGATAAGTGGGAAATGGTTCTCGGTGCGCAGTTTGGGTGCGTTTATATTGACGAAATCAACACTGCCGATATCGAGTTTATCCGAGAGATGTCAACCCGTAATGACTATATGCTTGCAACGCTGAATCCCGATGATCCGAGCCTGCCTGTGTATAAGGAGTTTGTCAACCGCTCCCGCCCTTTTAAAAAATATGAAAACGATGTTCCTCCCGAGATTACGGCGGAGCTTACCGAAGAACCTGTACCGAATTGGCGGTATTGGTTCTTTTCTTTTGCCGATAATTTAAGTCTTACACCCGAACAGATTGAAAAGAAAAAGAACTCTGCACCGAAAGGTACAAAGCTCTATAAAAATAAAATCTTAGGTTTGAGAGGCAGAGCAACAGGGCTTGTGTTTCCGAATTTTGAGAGGGCAAGACATATCAAATCAAAAGAGTGGGCAGGAAAGTTTTTGAACTGTAACCGCAAGTCGGAACACTTTGTTCAGTTCACCGCAGGTCTTGATACCGCCTATTCGCAGAAGTCGCCTGACACTATCGCAATGACATTTTACGGCATTACCAATCACGGCAAGTGTGTTCAGCTTGATGAAAGAGTTTATAACAACGCTGAAATGCAAACACCTATTGCCCCGAGTGACACGGTGAAGAATTTTATTGATTTTCTTGACCGCAACCTTGATGAATGGGGCTTTGCACGCACGGCTTTTATTGACAGCGCCGACCAAGCGACTATTACCGAATTTCAAAAGTATAAGCGACAGCACGGCTGTGTCTATGACTTTGCAAATGCATGGAAGAAAACGAAGATTATCGACCGAATCAATCTTGTACTCGGCTGGCTTGCCACCGACTGTTATTTTGTGCTTGAACATTGTAAAAGCACGATTGCCGAGTTTGAAATTTACAGCTGGCGAGAGGATAAAGACAACACACCCGAGGACGGTCACGACCATTGCATTAACAGCGGTCAATATGCGTGGCTGCCGTTTAAAAATATTATTGGAAGTGAAATAAATGGGGCTGATTAACAGAATGGCTGAATCTATCAGATCGGGAATTAAAAACTTTTTGCAGATTACTCCTGCAAGCGACAAAACAATTACCGTTACCGAAACAAGTAATCATCTGACCGAGTGCTTTATCAATCGCATTTGGTATTGGGGCAACAGCAAACAGCTTGCGGAGCTGTACAGGCAGATTGATACAAACAAAACTATGTTTTGGGCGGCAAAAAGCACAAAGGGGCTTGAAATCCGTAAAATACACACGGGTTTGCCGGCACTCATCTGCGAAACGCTTGTGAATATCGTAATTGCCGACTACAACGGCACAGATGTTACAAGCAAAAATTCAACCGCTTATGCAGAGCGTTGGGAAGATATTGAAAAGCAGAACAAATTGTCCGACACGGTTAAGCAAATGCTCCGTGACCTATGTGTTGTCGGTGACGGTGCTTTTAAGGTCAGCTTTGACACGGCTGTATCAGATGTTCCGATTGTTGAATGGTATCCTGCCGAAAACATCGACTTTACATATGTGCGCGGCAGAATCCGAGAGGTTAAGTTTTACACCGATTACACGCAAAAACACCGCCGTTACCGTTTTGAAGAAACATACGGTTACGGCTATATTCACTATGCTTTGTACGATGACAACGGCAAAGAGATTGACCTGCACACGGTTGACGCTCTTTCGTGGATTGATTCAAAGGGCGTTACATTTGACGAATCATATATGTGGGCTGTACCTGTCCTTTACGGCAAATCGTGCCACAAGGGCAGAGGTGCAGGCATTATTGGCATAAAAACAGACGCTTTCGACAGCCTTGATGAAGTGTGGTCACAGTGGATGGACGCACTCAGAGCCTGCCGAACAAAGCAGTATGTGCCTGGTTGCCTTGTTCCGAGAAATCCCGAAACCTGTCAGCCAATA